TCCATAGCGCAAAGGCACGAGAGAAGATTGAGAACCTCCCTAAGGATAAGAACTACCTCATCCTCAAAAAGAAAGTGCCTACTGAGTTCATCTTCAATATATACAAGACCTCAAAGACCTACGGTCAGCAGAAAGTAGCCATACCAGAGCCACTTGCTAAAACAATCACATATTATCTCAAACGCAATCCTTCGCAAGACAAGTTCCTACCCTTTGATAAGGAGAACGGCATTACTCGCATCCTCAATCGGATATTCAGTAAGAAGGTTGGAAGCAGTATGTTAAGACATATCTTTCTTTCATCAAAGTATAACATAGCAGAGATGAAAGAAGATGCTGAGAAAATGGGTCATTCAATAGAAGAGCAGAAGAAGTATATGAAGATTACTCCGATGTTAGAGGGTTAGGCTTGAAAGGGTTCTGCGTTTCACTACCACACATAAAATACCAGAGATGACCTACTCGTGTCGTAATCTTCCAACGCAAGTCCTTTAAGACTAACTCGTAAGCAGATTTAGTATCACCCGTAGAGTTCTCCATACAATACGACAACTCACGCTCACGACGCTCCATCGTCATAACCCAATCAAAAAGGCGCTGAAGTTCCTCAAGATTGTAGCGATGCTTCATTCTATACTGAAGGTCGGGAATCCAAGGTAAGGTTATTTACGCATCAACTGAAACTAACGATTATCGGGTTCTCGGGAGTAGCCTTCTCTATTTTCAACTTCGGAGCGGGAGGTTCTTTCTTGACCTTCTTCTTCGGCTTAGGCGTTCGGACTGTTAGAGGCTTCTCCTTGACTTCCATCTGTTCCTACAATAACATTTTGTGTGTTAGGATTGACGCATATAGATAAGTAGTTCCAGCACATAGGCAGAAACTTCATAGGCAATCCCTTATCAACAACGGGTAATACATTCTCTCGTAGGAATGCCTTGAATGCCGGACATATCCCGGGGTCATCTATCCACGCCTTAATCTGACGCCTCTGCTGTTTTTCAATCATCTTGTAATACTTATCTGCGCCCTTCTCACGCTCCTTCTCCACTTCTTCGGGATGTGCTAATAAATATTGACGACGCTCCTCTGCTCGTTCCTTGGCTCTAACAGACATTTCTGTTCTACGCTTATCACGGTTCTTCGCATAATAACGCTTCATAGCCTCCTTCTGAGATTCCGTAGTCATTCTTTCTATCTATGATACATAATAAATCTTTAAGCCTATCATAGAGGAATACACGATACGGGAGTCCATCGCTTGACATTCCACTCCCACCAAAAACTATAGTTCCTTATATAGATGTCCTTCGTTGTAGCCATCCCGTCTTATCAAAGAGTGGATACTATCCAAAAGAAGACTTTGAAACTCCTAAATGAAGGTGGAGTAAAACCCTCCGACATTTATATCTTCGTAGCAGATGGAGCAGAGAAAACTCAATATGAATCTGTCCCTAAAGAGTTATACGGACATCTTGTCGTGGGCGAGAAAGGCATCTCATATCAGCGCAACTTCATTATTGACTACTTCAAGGAAAAAGAACATATCGTCTTTATTGACGACGATATTTCTCAAGTCGTCAGAAAACGAGGAGCGACAGTTAAACCTATTGATGACCTTCCAACATTCTTCAAAGAGTCCTTTCGTAAGTTGGAAAAGATTGATAAATACTTATGGACTACAAAGAATCAGTATAACCCTTTCTTCAAAAAACAAATGAAAGAAGAAGGTGAAGTTGGACTCGTATCCTTCTCTGGCGACCTTATGGGAGTCATTAACCGTAAGAGTATGAAAATCAAAATCACTCTGGAGAAAGGCGAAGCAGAACAAAGAGAACTACTTTTTAAATATATGGAGAAAGATGGAGGTGTTCTACGCTTCAATAATGTTGTAGTCATATCTACAAAACTCACTCCCGGTGGTAAGGTAGCAGAAAGAGGCTCAGTCAATAAACGCAAGGAAGACATCCTCCCCAATATCAGAGCACTCATTAAAGCATATCCTCAATATGTAGGCAAACAATCCTCAGAGCCTCAGAGATTCAGAAGCAGAGCAACATTAGAGATTAAACCTAATATGACCGAACGCATACCTTCGCTTGGAGCGGGGTTGCCCCGGGTTGCCCCTTCCGCAAAGCCCCCAGAAACAAAAATATCCGAAGACGACTTGAAAGATGACTCCATAGAAACACTTCCTATCCGCAATCGTGCTGAATATAATAAAGCACGAGAGCATCTTCTGAATGTCCTACATAATCTGATTACAGTTTCTAAAATCCCTAAGCCAGAACTTACACGCTCCAGTTCTAATAGAGGTAATATCATCGGCACTATTGGACGCACTATGACTTTTGGATTTGGTGATAATAGACACGGATGGAACTTCTATGCTACAAATAAAAAGCATCCAGAAGTATTCAAGGCACTTGTAGAGTTCGGTAATAGAGTAGTCCCTAAAGGCTGGGAGTATCAAGGGATTACTCTTAATCACGGAGTCAAAGCAAAAAAACACGTAGATTCAAAGAATGTAGGGTCAAGTGTCATAATCGGCATCGGCGATTTTACTGGCGGAGAAATCAGAGTATGGAATGCGGACGGTAAAGACCCTCAAGATAAAGACTTACACGATAAACCCGTTATGTTTAATGGAGGACTACTCGCACACGAAACACAACCCTTCAAAGGTGATAGATACACAATCATCTACTACAAACAAAAGCGTAAGCCTCGGAGTGGTAAGATTGGCGTGGGAGCGGGAAAATCAGCGGGAACGGCAACCCCCCGCAACCCCGTCGGACACGGAGGTATATACGCTTAGATACCACACATCACCGGCTCATAAGAACCACTACCCTTCAAACTCTCCTTTACCTTCTTCACTAACGGTGATAAAGTTGAAGCAGATAATGCCTTGCCTCCAGCCCCAGTATCTCCCTTCTCTTTCAACTTCTCGGCAATCTTAACTAATGATAATGTTGAGTCCTCCTCCAAGATTTCTTTGATGAGAGCCTCACGCTTCTTACCGCTAAAGCCACTACGAACCTTCTCCTTCTCTTCCGCACGAACCTTAGGAGGTTTATAAGTCTTGTTCTCTATTTCAATCCTTGCCGCTTCTTCTTCATACCCGATAAGTCTATTATCTATGTAAGGAAATATACTCATACCCATACCAATCTCATCGGGTGTATGAGGAACTTCCTCACCAGTAGGTAGGCTTTCTAAAGCGTCATCAGTAGGGTCTCTGGCTAAAAACTTCTCACGCCACGCTTTCTGCCAAAGTATCCAGTCCTTAATGTTCTGATTACGCTTCTTGAAGTCTGCCCTTGTTTTGAGTTCCGATAAAACACTTACCATACTATCTATCTGATTTATCTTGTCTTGTATTGTTGCTTGAGTCATTTTTATATTGTCATCCATATTATGGTTGTTATACCCTCCGAACGGAGTGCCGTTTAATCCCGTAATATACATATCAATATCCTTTGTCAGATTGTAAGCCTCCTCCAGATACGCTTTTGATTCTTTATTAGGATAGGATACTCCACTACTATACTCTTTACCCGCTAAATCTACTACTGTATAGTGTCCGCCATTCCTCTTTGAAACCTTTTCTATGACTTCCCACACTCCATTCTTAAAAGCAGTTTCTGTATTGCCCTTAAATACATTCAAGCGCACTATTAACCCCCTTAATATTTTTACATATTCTGGAGGATTGACTCTACCCGAAGGAATAGGGAGTTTTTTGAACCACGAAGGATATCTGCCTTCTTCGTATCGGGGGAGACGATAATCGTCGGAATAAGGAACTCCTAACTCATAAGGGACATATCCGAAGTGCCCCGAACCGAGCACAAACTTGTCGTATAGATTTTCGCCCCACTGCCAAGTCAGAACATAATCTGGATACTTTGTTAAGCAGTCATTTACACGCTTCAAATATCTATCAACCTCTTTCATAAACATATTACACCACTCATTTGTTATGTGATTAGGTTTATCGTAGAGACTATCAAAATCAAACTTATAATGCGAAGAACCCTTCTTCAATCTATGAGGAGCAACCTTCATTACACGCTCACGAGATACGGGGTCTTTGATATTCTCAAACTCTTTAGGAGTAGCGGGTTTTGCCGGTTCTCTCAGAGCCTCCTCACCGGGAACGGATAGGTCTTGCGTAGGCTCTTGCGTAGGCTCGGGGTTGGCGGGGGTTGCCGGTTTCGGGGATGTTTTCTTAATCTGGATTTTACGCTTCGGCTTTACCTCTAAACCAGCGGGAGGCTCTCTTACATCCAATATTTCATTAGCCTCTTCATTAGCCTCCTCAGCCACTCTCTGAGTCTCTTGGATGATTTCTTGAGGAGCATTATTCTTTATTAACTGCTTGGAACGCTTCAAAAGCAACTTGGCTGAGGCAAGTAGCCGTGCCTTTCTCTGAGGCTCCGTCTCCTTTGCGGTATGACCCCTCTCAAACTTCACCGTCCCATTCTTAAAATACTTCTGAATAAACGGTGATGCTCCATATTGAGAAGTGTTCGTTCCACTCTGTGTAGCATTCGCCAACTTCTTGTAATCAAAGGGTCGCCAAGCACTCATCGTAGAATCCTTGTGGGCTGGGTCAGTAGGCTTCTTATACTGCCCGTTATGCTTCTTGTTATTCTCCGCCATCATTCTCTGAATAAATCCCGAAGCCTTTGATACTCCGGCTAAGCCACCCTTCACACCGTCCTTTTTAATCATCAAAGCAGTTTCAAGACGCTCCTTCATACTCGGCGGAACATCTGGATTATCTCGCATCTTCTTCAAAAAACCCTCAGTCAAACTCGCAAGTGTATAGGGAGTCTTCGCATTCACATATACCTTCGCTTCTTGTAAGGAATGAAAGTGATTCTCCATCTATACTGAACGCATAAAAAAATATCTGCGGAAACGGCAACCCGGCGCAACTCTTACTACACATTAGATGACAATCGCAAGTTCAATCGGAGGCTGGGTATGCGATGCTCGTTGGTCTTACTTCGTCGGAGGGCGCTTCAAACTGACTATACCTTCTACACGACCTTATCCAAATCTGGAGCATATCTCATATAATATTCAGACAAACGAGATTGAAATACTCGGACACTATCCCGCCGAAAAATATGTTGCTAATATATATAATGACCGAACTCGTCCGGAAGCATCATCAGCAGTTGGCGGACGCACGGGCATCCGAGAGGGAAGCACTACGATACAATCCAGCAAACCCGACTCAAATGAGGTATTACTCAACTGAAGAACGCACGGGCAAGGGGGCAACTCCTTCTATGGGATTATCACAGTTCCGTGGAGGCGGTATGGATGATGAAGGTGCTCTCCAAGACCAGACCGAAGTTGCCGAGATGCCGAGAAGCCAGACTCGTAATCAGAAGTTCGCACTCGGCGCTCGTCGTGCGCAGACAATAGAATACTCAAAAGAAACGGGGCTTCCGAATCCGAAGAAGTTGATGACGAATGCGAGAGAGAATGCTAATCGGCTTGTATCCCAAGAAGGCGGTCTGGAGAAACCAAAGCGCACGGGTAAGGGCGCTACTCCTTCTATGGGACTCTCACAGATTCGTGGAGGTAAGCATACTCTTATAGACCATCTGGAACATCCTACAAAGGGGTATGGCTCAAAAAAAAAAGTCTTGACGACAGAGTCTGAATGTATGGATGGAGGGGCGCAGACTCACTCCTATCTTATGCGAGAGTCCTATGATATGGGAAGACATCTCCGAGACCACTTGGACGAAACACACGGTAAGCAGTTTGGTAGTGCCTTCCACGCTGGAATGAGTGGAGGTAGTTGGGGGTCATTCTGGAACTCTGTAGTCCAGACTGTTTCTAATGCCGAACACGCCGTTGAAGAAGGAGTAAAAAAAGGAGCGGAGTATGTTGAGAAGGCAGTAGAAAAAGATATTGAGTGGGCTGAAAACACTTTTGATAAAGTCAAGCACGAACTCGCAGACCCCGATAGTGATTTTAGAAAGGTATATCTGAAGAAGATTACGGATGCTGGTAAGATTGCTGGATATGTTATGGAGATTGGCGGTGAGGTATTAGAACTTACTCCCCTTGCCCCCTTTGGTGCTGGACTACTCGCCGCCGGAGAAGCCGTTGAGATTGGCTCACAAGCATTAGATAAGTTTAACACTATTGCTACACATCTACAACACGCCGACTCTTACGGCAAGAAAGCACAAGAGGCTTTCAAAGCAAATGACCCGGCTACTGGAATACGCAACCTTGTTCTGAGTGTGGAAGAGATTGCCGATATTGGCTCCGACTTATTCAATCTCCCGGAACTTCCGACAATCCTTGATAATGTGATAATGTCCGCAATAGGCGCAGTAAGTGCTGGGGACATTACGAAGTTGGATATGGCTTCTTTAGAAAAACTCTTTACGGCTCTTGACAAGTATAAGATATTTGACAAGTTCGTAAGCAAAATCCCAGCAAGTGCTAAATCATTCCTCATATCCGTCATAGATAGGATAGACAAGTTCATCCCCCCGTCATCCAGACAAGCACTACTGACCGCTCTCGGAATAGCGCAGAGAATCAAGAACGGTGAGTCGTTGATTGATATAGCAAAGAGTGAGGCTATTAAGGCTGGTAAGAAGGCACTTGCGGATGCCGGTAAATCCGCAAAGGACAACGCAAAGGCAAATAGTGGCTCCGGATTTAGTTCCTCCCAAAGAAAAAATATGATGATGAAGGAGAAGATGTCCGGTCGCAATCGTTCTGAAGGACCACCCCTACTTTCTGGTAATGTTGATGGAGTGTGGTCTGGCGGTGATATGCGTTCCCAGCCTATGCCCGTTCCGGATACGAATCTGTCGTTGAGTTCGGGTGGAGCACTCACGGGACAGTATCTGGGACAAGGCAAGAAGCGCAACGCTCGTGCGGAACTCGTTAAGAAGATTATGAAGGAGAAGGGTCTCAAGATGATTGAGGCTTCCAAGTATGTTAAGGCTCACGGATTATACAAATAAAATCTCAATCACAGTTATAGAATGGCTGGATATGGAACGGCAAAAGTTCCTACGACAGATTTGAATGTAGGTTTCCCCCGAGCCTTTGCGTTTGATTATGCCGAGCACGGGAACGCTAAGAAATACTATCCCGAGGCAAAACTTGAAGGGTTGGATAATACAGTTGGAACTGACTTCCAAGCCTCGTGGCACGAGCAACAGAAGAAGGACGCTCACTATATGGCTCAAGCAAAAGTGAAGGCTACTCACGCCCACAACGCCAGAGCCTTCTCCAGTCCTCACGGATACTACAAGATGCCGAAAGCCGTTCTGGGTCAGCGTATCTTTGCTAACTCGGCATTAGGCGCTCTCTACACGCATTCTACCCGTGAAGACCAACCCTCCGCAAAGGCTCCGTTTATTGAAGTTCAAAGGAAGAGCAATCCTTATAAGTCCCGCTTCCGTATCAACCAAGGTGTGTCCGGCGTAGTAATGAAGGAGCGTGAGGATAAACTGACTGGCGGTGTTCTACGCACATCGGCGGGTCAGATATACGGTCATAAACTACTGGAAGCCCGTATCGGACAACTGAACGCTATTGATGATGCGAGAGGGAACTTCTTGTCAAGTGGAACAAATGAGACTCCCTTTGCTGGGGCTCAGCCGTCTATTGACGACCAACTATCATCTACATCCCTCACGGAACTCGCCAACCTCCTACAAGCCGTTGCTTATAATCTGCTGGAGATGACGCAAGGCGAATCGGGTCAGTTTGATTTATTCAAGGACTTATCCAAAATCCTACCACTCATCGTCAAAATGGCGGTTAATAACTCTCCCGCAGATATTGCGAATGTGCTGGAGTTTATTGAAGGCGGGTCATCCAGAGCGGGTATAGCACAGTTGTTAGATGATAGAATCCGTATGTTTATGGCGTTGGGTGGAGAAGCCGAAGAACTTGGAGGTTCCGAGACTGCTGAAGGAGGAGGTTATAGGAGATATGCCGAGCGTCTAACGGCTATTCTGGAGTGGTGGAACAGAGTGGTTGAGTATCTAAAGGAGATGGTGAAGATTGCGGAAGCCCCCCTCAAGACTCGCAAGAATACTTCTGATGCCCTACTGAAGGGTCTGGGGTTTGCTAAACTCGGTAGGGATATGGCTACAACATATAAGGCAAATGTCGTGCCCGATAGTTTATTTATTGACGGTTCCAACCACGTCCATAACTTTGACAACGCACAACGGGCACAGAGTTTCCAAGCAAGGGCGGGTAGTTCTGGTGCTATGATTAACCCCGGTAGTTCTTTTACTCGTTCTGCTACAACTCGTGAGGACTCTCAGTTAGGTTTATCCAAAAACGAGAGTGATGGACGACAGATTCTCAACGATGCTAATGCCGTCCAGAATGCCTACGCCTATGGTTCGGGTGAGTTCCAAGACAACACGGGTGGTCGTCCTCGTGCCTTCTTTGGTGAGAGTCCTATTGCCGAGTATGGAACTCAGCCTACTAATAAACAAGTCCAGCAGTCCGATTATGAAGCCACTCGCCAGAAGAATAAGGGTGCTATGGACTCGGCTGCCCAACAAGCAGAGCAAGAGAGAAAGGCTAATCAGCCTCAGCCAGCAGACAATCCCTACAAAGAAAGAGAAGAGGAAGAGGCAGAAGAAGGCAAAGCCGAAGAAGAAACCAAGCAAGAGATAAAGGACATTACATCACACAAAAATCCGGCAACGGGCGAGTATGATGTTAAGACGACTTCTAAATCCACGAAGAAGTATAACTCGGCTTTCTTCTCTGGTAAAAACGCCAACCAACTTCGTGATATGTTAGCAGAACTCAAGAGAGAGCATCCCGAAATCCAATATACTCCTCGTGGCGATTCAAAGCCCGGCGTAATCCGTGCGGGTATAAAAGGTGTTCTGAAGGCTCTGGGTTTGTTTGACTACTCATACTCTTCATAAATAATGTTATGTAGATATAGATGAGCCTTACATTAGAAAGAAAATACTCATTACAGTATCCAGCGGATGCCGTAAAGGTATTGAGTGCTATGTCATTCTCAAACGGCAAACTCATAGATATTGTAGGGTCAAGCGCTTTGAGGTCGCAACAGTATGCGGGTGATTATGATGCTCACGAACTCGTTAAGACTAACTATAATACTACAGATGAAGCAGTCAATCATCTTGTTAAAGAGTTCAAGAATATTCTTCTAAAACTCTCGGCTATGAAGAATGTGTATATTGGTGATATCAAGTCCGGCGTGATAGATGAATGGGATGTTCTCAAACACGCTAATAGACTCAAGGAACTCGCCAAGAAAGGTATTATAACTCCTACCGAAGAAAAGGAGGCTTCTAAACTTCTCAGAGATAATACCGAAGTTGGAAAACTCCGTGCCAAGAAGGAACTCAAGTTTCATATAGTTCGTTGGACTCCAAAAGAAGTCTTAGCGGGTAAAAAGAAACTTCGTGATGGACGCACCTACACACTACAAGAAGCATTCAACTCTCCTACGATTACTAAGTTAGATGTGATTGCTTTGATACAAGGCAAATACACAGAACTCTCTATAATCTATGAGTTCAAGAACGGTTCTAAAGATATTAATAAAGCATCTAAGGATATAGAACAATCCTTAAAGAATGATATTATCCTATATACTGCTGACGGCAACCGTTTCAAGGCAGTCAAGCGTCGCTTTGCTCTGGCGAAACTCAAGAATGAGAAAGACAATCTCAAGAAGTATCACGACATCATTAACTCCGAGGCTGGGAAACTTTATGTAGTCTATTCAGATGTTAAAACACTTGCGGACTTGCTGGAACTCCATACCGTCCCTAAAGATAAGGTTGCCGATGCCGTTGATGGTTTCCGACACCGCCTATCTCGTGTATATCAAGACGAGCACTATCTTAAGAAAGAGCCGAGACTCCTTGATGAACTTGATAAGGCTACTCGTGAGAAGAACCCCCTTTCTACACTACGAAGGATTGAAGAAGAACTCTTTGAAAGCCTCAACAGACAAACGGCAGAACGGGGAGGGGCATATTGAATAAGGTAGTCATTTCTCTACCTATCATATACTTTTGGATTAGTGTTTCTCATTTTTTTAAAAAATCTCCGGTATTTATATAATGCCGAGCCTATCATTTGATAAAGTTATGGGCGCTAAGCCGATTGCTATTGTTAAGGGTGGTGAGTATGATGGTAAGGTTGCCTACATTCATACTGACGACCACAAGGGTTCTAAACCTAAACTTCATATTAATCCGAATAACTATTCTACTGAAATGAGAGACTTGAAACCCGCAGAGAGAACGAAACTGATGGCTCGGCTACAAGAGGCTCATTCAAAGGGATTGTCCTCCGACCAACTCATCGGGGAGAGCGCTCTCGGCAGACAGTTATACGACCGCATTATTGCTGACAACGCTAAGACTACTAAGATTGACATCCCGGATGACGGTCAGTTTCAACTCATACCCTCTCCCGACCCAGAGAAGCGTGAGGTCTTTTATATTGCGGGAGCCTCCGGTTCTGGTAAAAGTCATATAGCCAAAGGGATTGCTGAATGCTACAAGAAACTCTTTCCAGACCGTGGGATTTATTTGATTTCTAAACTGGAAGAGGATTCTACTCTGGACGCTCTCAAGGAACTCAAACGCATTAAGATACAAAGTCTTATTGATGATTATCCTACACTTGAGGAGTTCCAAGAATGTCTCGTGATATTTGACGACTACGATACTTTTACTGGGAATGCCGAGAAAGTGATTCATAAACTGATTGATGATTTGGCGACTATGGGACGGCACACAAAAACTACTATGCTCTGTTTAAGTCATTACCTCACGAACTACAAGAAAACAAGACTGCTATTGAACGAGGCTACTCACATAGTGGTATATCCTATGGCTACGAGTTTTATGGCTCTCTCATATCTACTAAAATCTCACGTAGGTATGACAAAGGATGATGTAAGGGATTTGAAGAAAATGGGGAGATGGGTTTGTGTTTTTAAGCATTATCCCCAGTGGCTTGTATCTGCTCAACACGCTCGGGTTCTGATTTCGTAGTATGCTTCTTGAGACACTTAGGACATAAATATAAATCCGAACCATCCTTGTCATCCCATTCTAATCCATACCACACAAAAACTGTTGAGTTATCATCGCAAGTTCTACACACTACGACGGGACACTTAGGACACTTGAAACCCGTTGAACTTCCAATAACTACTTCACGCTTACACTTCTTACACTTACTCATTATATATGATAATAGTGTGAAAACCTTAAGTATCATAGAGGGTTGCCCTCAACACGCAAGGGTTCTTATCTCTTAGACCAATAGAAAATGGATAGAGTAAAAGATATTATATGGACTGGATTTAAGAATACGGGTGTTGCTATGACTTTTGGTGCTTATCACCTCTATGTAATGGGTGAAAAATGGGAACTACGACAGACTATGTATAGATTACAAGATGAGAAGACAAAGGCTATGTTAGAAGAAATGAAAGGAGTTGCCCCGGGTTGCCCAAATCGCACACTTTTCAAAAAAAAAAGTGGGTAGGTCTGGATGAGTTGGCGGAATATCCAACTCCTATTTTATACATTTTTTTATGGGAAAGTCAGCGGTTCGGGCAACCCCCCGCAACCCCTAACTCTCCTCCATAGAATAAGCGGTCTCAATAGTATTTATCATAGATTCAAGCAAGTCCTTCGCCTCTCCTAAAATGCTCGTGAGTTCGTCATTCTTTGACAAGTCCCAAGCAGTTAATGATAGTGTATGGAGTTTATAAAGTAGTGCGACACATTTCTCGGGATTGATTGTCGGCATCTATTAGTAATGCCTATTTCTTGGCTATTCAAGGCTCGGGCACAAACTTTGAAAAGTCCGACGCCTCAAGAACAGAAATCGGGAACTCATCCTTTACAGAAGTTGGAAGGGTCGCCCGGAAGTCTCTTCGTATATCGTCCAAAAGAGAAATCACATCGGGCGGGGATAGAAAAAGGGCAATACTGGCGAAGGCGTTTGCTCCCGACAGTTGTGGAGGAAGACATCTCTCCCGAACTCGTTGTTCTAACCACCTCTGAACCCACTCAATCTGATGAAAGCCTAAATCAACTGACATATTTAAAACCTTCTTTGCCTCCGACTTACTCAGAGAAAGTTTCTCTCTCTTGAATAGGGGAAGTTCCGTCTCAACGACTTTCTTTGTATCTTTTCCCTTTTTGGGCTTGAGTGGATTCCCCCAGTCTGACATTCTATTATATAGTATATATTAGAATGACGGAGCGTGGTTTAGGCAAGGTTAAATCGTATCCCTTATCTGACGCAGATATTCGCAAGATTCTCGGTGATGACATAAGTATCATAACCTATCCGGACTTGAAAGGGATGTCTAACATAAGTGAGGCGTTTGATAGTAAGGGGCGTTGTATTATGTTATACTTGACCGAGTCTGAAACAAGCGGACACTGGGTCTGTATGTTAAATAAGCCTAATGGTATAGAGTTCTTTGACCCCTATGGAGAGCCTCCGGACAAGCCTCTCAAGACCCTACCTATGGAACGACGAGAACAACTTGGAGAGGCTGAACCTATACTTACTCAAATGCTCCGAGCCTCCGGTAAGCCGGTTATTTATAACACATACGGATTTCAGAAGGATAGGATGGATGTTAATACTTGCGGTCGTCATAGCGTGGTTAGATGCCTATATTTTCCGTATGCGTTAGAGAAGTATAAGGCTTCTATGGATAAGTCTGGACTGTCCCCCGACGACTTTGTCTCGGGTATTACGGCAGATAAACTCGGCAAATAATATTATGTAGAGTATATAGAATGAGTCGGTTCAGTAGCAGTATTGATGTCCTCGGTGATAATCGTGAGCCCGAAGTAATATTTTACACGGCTACAATCGTAAATAATGAGACAGATGATGTTGTAAATGATAATGACTTTCCCGTCAGAGACCCGCCTATCCGCTTCAACGAAACTCGTGAGAAGCCGATTATTGAGGACACCTCCCTTTACCAGTATAGTATTATCCGTTTTTCTATGAATGGTGCTAATGAGAACTTGCCTCTTTTCATTCCGCAGATTCAGTCAGATACGGGGCAGACCGACCCCAATCTTACGGTGTATGGACTCGGTTTGTCATATTCAGATAATACCGGGATTAATGTAGTAAGTGATTCTGGGTATGAAGACCCTTACTATTCAAGTGATTACGGTGGTCTAACTTATGTTGAGTATCAGCCAGAAGTGCGTAATCAGACAATAGCCCCGATTCCTACTTCTACAAACAACAAGAACTATGTGGGTATTTGGGATATAACGAAGACTTATTTTAAAGGCAACATCGTCAGAGACCCCGTAGTTTCTACCCAGTATTACGAGTGTAGTGTTGCTGGAACTGTAGGCGCACCTACGCCAGACACGAATACTGGGTTTCAGTTCTACGGTGCGGGAGGTGGAAGTCCTCAAGATATTGCGAGTAAATATTACTGGGTGCTGACTTATTCCCACTTCGTCGCATTAGTTCAGACTGCTCTGGAACGGGCAAATCTTAAGTTGTTTCAAGCATATCAGACTGCTGGTGGAGCGTATTATGCTAACTACGCTGCGTGGGTAGTGGATATGCCTACACCTATTATGAGTTATGACCCTAATACGGGATTATTCAGTATTAACTACCCTCCGGTGTATCTACCATTAGCGCAACAGACGGCACAAGGTTATAGTGCTCCCAAGGCACAAGTCCTCCAACTATATTTTAACACGAATATGTGGGGGCTATTTTCAAACTTTGATAATACTTTTTTTAATAACACTAACCCTACATTCAACGCAGTCGTCGGTGGAGTCCGAGTAGTGGTGGATAGATGGGCGTATCCGGGAACACAGATATTCGGGTCGGGTTTTTCATACTTATTAAATGTAGCCGTGCTGGACTCCGGCGCAAACATTAATAGCCCTACTGCCCTCGTTGCGACCCCCTCTCCGGTGAAGTGGGTGAAGATGACACAAGACTATAGAAGCACGGGTTCTCTCTGGAGTCCCGTTGATAGTATAGTATTCACGACAAATCTAATGCCGGTCTTTAACGAGCAACAAGCCCCTCCTAATGTTCTCGGTGGATACAATATCGGCAACTCTGCTCCGGTAAGTCAGTCAGCCTTCCAGCCCGTAATGGCGGATGTATCAGTAGATTTATCAACTAACCCCGAGGGATACAGAAACTTCATTTACTACTCCCCGACGGCTGAGTTCAGAATGGCTGACTTTCAGAAAGGACACGGTCAAGAACTCCGGACGATAGACATCCAGATATTTTGGAAAGACCGGTTGTCTAACCAGTTAATCCCTATTTCTATGTTTAATCTGTCCTCGGTTAATATAAAGTTGATGTTTCGTAAGAAGATGATTTCAGCCAAGGGTCAGCGCCAAGCGATGAACTGAGTCTTATAAAATCCATAAAAAGTTCTGGACTCTCCGGATTTTTTTATGTTTGCCTCTATTATAAGATGAGTGCCGACATCCAGAAGGAGGCTGTTTTTGACGACCGTATCGTTCAGTCCCGTCCCCGCTACGCCGTGGAGAAGGGCGCTTTGAGTTTGACGAATGCCCCGTTTAACGCTATTGCCTCTACCCAGTCCCAGCAGACTTTCAACATTTATGTTCCTTCCGAGAATGTGTTTGTAGATAGGGCTCTGCGTTGGTCGGCTACGGCGTATTTTCAGATGGATGTGACTCTACCTACTGCCCCTACTGCCTTCGCTTACCAGACCGCCACAACTGGTGTGGGTAATCCTAACTACCAGACGGGCGGAACGACCTACGGCATCCCCGCTACATTCGCCTATGACAACGTCCTTTCTCCGGGTGAGGATATTGCTCTTGCCCCCTTTCCGCTTAACTATATGTGTCAGACGATGACGGCTACAATCAACGATACTACTACGGTAATCAACTCCCAAGATGTGCTTACGGAGGTTATGCGTCTGACGGACTACAAGAAGAATACATCCCAGCGCACTTGCCCGACTATGCTTGACCGCTACCAAGCCAACTACCTCGGACAAGCCCCTAACGGAGCAATCAATAGCCCTATGAATGGCTACTCCGAGGCGATGAATACGGATGAAGTTCCTAACGGCACTTGGGGTGGTCTTGTATTCACCCAGCCTAACGGTTCAGTCCTCGTAGGCTCTGGTTCTTATACGGATACATACACCGGCAACACGGTATATTACCGCAACGGCATCCCCGTGCTCTCTGGTTCTAACTCATCTACTCCCTATACTTCTTACCGTCTGTATGTAGCCTTCTACTCTACGGAGAAACTCACTCTGTCCCCTTTTGTATTTGCTGACGAGCACGAGCACGACACGGGTTTGTTCGGCATAAACAACATCCAGTTGGTGATGAACTTCAAGTCGGGTCTGGCGCTCTCCCGTGTATTCCGCACACTCGGCGACCTTGGCTCAAATGCGATAGTATCCGGTTCAAGCATTACTTGGAACTCTTATGCGAGTTCGGTGTGGTCTGGTGCGGTAATGAACGTCCAGTTCCTCACGCCTTCTCTGGATGTGCCTCTACCTCCTAAGTCAGTCGTGCCGTATATGGAGTTCCCTCGTTTCATTACGCAAGGCACGAGCGCTGGTTCTCTGGTTGCCTACCCCCAGAATGCGTCTATTGGAAGCACTACGGCTACTGTTTCTGCCTACCAGATTCAGTCCCAGACAATCACGCTCCCGCAGATTCCCGACCTACTCATCATCTATGTCAAGCCTACACAAGTGGCTGGTTCATTTGACCCTCTTGACCCCTCTTATGCGGATGCCTATCTGCCTATCTGCTCTGCCTCTCCGGCGTTTGGTGGAATCAAGAACCCTCTCTCAATCAACTTTGACAACTTCTCTGGTCTTCTCTCGTCGCACACAACGGAGGAACTCTATGCTATGACCCACGCCAACGGTCTTTCTATGTCCTACCCCCAGTGGTCGGGTCTGGCTCGTTCAAGTGTGATGGTAGGTGGTAATCCCTCCCCGACTTACACGGCTGGTGGTAAGCCCTACCCCGGCGTCGGAACTGGCGGATTAGTGCCGACTACGGGTGGTCCTCTCATCCTCAAGCCTTCCAAGGACATCACGCTCCAGCCCGGACAAGCCCCGAGTTTGGTCGGCAACTTTACGCTCCAGTTTAACCTCCAAGTATTCAACCCCTACCCTTTCTCCGTGAATGCGCAGTTGTATGTGATTACGGTGAATAGTGGGTTCTTTGAGTCTATCCGTGGTTCATCTCGTATCATTAAGGGCGTGTTGTCCGAGCAAGACATCATCTCCGCTCCCGTATCCTCGGCGCAGACTCGTGAAGGTCTGGCTCGTATGGTGGGCGGTCGTGTGTCTATGGGCTCTCTGGCGAATGTAATCCATCGGGCGAAGAGTGCCTACGATGCTACGAAGCCTTCCGGAAGCGGACACGCTATGCCGAAGGGTATGTTTGGTGCGGACAAAGATAAAATGGCGCAGATGGCTCCGCATATGGGCTCTGGAGGAAGCCGTCTCTCCGCCCGGTTGATGTAAGTTTAAAACATATTAAAAACTCATCTTGAGAAAAAAATATGTTTAGTCTAAGTAT